TTAATTAATTTATTATGAGCAATTTTAAATTGTTTTTCTATTATAATTCTTCCTTCATTAATTAATTCTTTATTTCTTCTTAATTGATTGGCTATAGAGGCCTTTAATTTTCTATCTATCATGATTGTGATTATTCGATTGGCCTTAAATATAAAGTATAAAATTGTATAACATCAAATAGTCCATGTGCTCGCGGATCAGAGTCAATATGAAACATTCTTCCGTCAAGCTCTATTCTTTTTGCTTCTTTTATATATTCAAAGTCTTCTATTTTTAATTTTATTCTCACTAAGCTTCCGCCGTCTGGCCTGTTAACTTTCATTTGAGCGTCTGTTTCGCCAAAATTTTCAAGACTTCTGTCTGTGTCGTATCTTATTCTTGCCTTGAATACTTTCTTCACTGGAACGTTCTCGACACTGGGGGTTGAGGCTCCGCCCGTTCCGTATAGATAATTAAAATTTGGATCAGTACTTATAACTACTTTTTGAGCTTCTTTATATACAATTATATCTCTTCCAAAAGTGTCGTGCAGATCAATTAAGTTTACTGCTATGCTCGCCCTTTCTGCTGGTGTCAAAAATTCTGCCATAGCTAGATTTACACTAAAGATTTTTTTTTGTGTATAGATTTGTAGGTACAAGGATATGGACGCAGAAGACATTTTTAAAAAATGTTGCCACAGGAATACGGTTTCCCTTTTTAAAGGGTTCCTCGTTATGCTTGAGGATTTACATAAAGAGCATCAAATTAATTTCAATAAATTAAGAAATAATTTGCCAGAGGGCTGTGTGCCTATTGTTGACCAAGCTGATTACTTCGATGAAGATAAGTTGCAGCATCTAAGAAAAAGAACTTTAGATATAGGTAACGAAACAATTAGAAATATTGAGTCAGAATTAGATAATTATACTATAGGTTTTACATTTAAATAATAAAAAAATATGTCACACACAGATACAGCCACAATCACTGAGACTCGCAAAAAAATGCGCGAGATTTATAGCTTCACTTTCGACAAAAAAGAAAAGGTGAAAAAAACAGAAACTAGCGTCGTTAAGAACGAGGAAACCGGAGAAGATCAAGAAGTCTCTGTTACCAAAGAGGTTATCGAAGAAACTCCGTATCGTCTAATTATGAAACAACCAACTCGCCGACAGATCGAAGAGGCTGAGTTAGAGTTTAGTGTTGAAATGAGCAACTGTATTAAGAAGGGTATTCTGACAAAAGCAATGCTCGCCAAGAAATACAGTGATACAGGTGGGCTACTTGCAGAAGAAGACGCAAAAGCTTTAACTAAAATGTATGTTCAGTACGGCGAACTTTCTCAAGAAAGCGAAAAAATTCAAATCAAAAACTCAAAAACTGAAAAAGATGAAGAACGCATCAAAGAAATTTCTGGCGAGATTGCTGTTTTAAGAAAAGATATTATTAATGTTGAAACATCATATTCTAATTTATTTAATCATACTGCTGATGTGCGAGCTGAAAATAAAGTTATTCAATGGTATATATTACATCTTTCTCATATACAAAAAAGTGATGAAGAAGAAATTAAACCTCTATTTGCGGGAAATGATTTTGAGCAAAAATTACAAATATATTACGAACTAGAAGAAAACGGCGACGAACTTTATGATTTAATTGGAGGTAAGATTGCTGCTCTTTATAGTTTTTGGTATTATAGTTCTGGCGCAGTATCCGCAGCCGACTTCGAGAAGCTTGATAAAGATATCGAAGAAGGTAATATTTAATATGCGTGGAAACTGTCAAGCGCAGAAAAATATTTAGAGATGTAGTTCGTGGGTATTCGTCTACAATTCTAGAAGAAGACTTTGTTTATGTAAAACATCTAACTCCACACGACCAAGTAGAGTTGGAAGAAATTGAGGAAAGATATTTTAATATTGCATTAAGAAAAGGCGTGCCCACAGAAGAGGAAATGCTGTTATTCTTAAAAGAAGAAGAGCAGTGGAGCGACGCTGATGATAAATTTATTGAAGATAAAAAATATTTTCTTGACACATTAAAAACTGCAAAAAGTAAAATGGTGATCAAGCGACAAATTGATCAGCAAGAAAAAACAATTCAAGAAGAAACATTATTGCTTGCAAGAAAAGAAGCAGAAAAAATATCTTTACTTGGTAATACTTGTGAAAAATATGCCAAAGATAGATTAAATGATTTTTATATGATTAAAAGTTTTTTTAAAGATAAGAATTTAAGTGAACCTTTGTTTAGTGAAGATAAATTTGATGAAATGGAAAATCAAGATATTAAAAAAGTTGTTTTTAGATACAATGAATTATTTGAAGGCTTTAATGAAGAAAGTATACAATATACAATATTAGAAGATTTTTATAATCCTTATCTTAGTTTTGCTGAAGATAGTATGCAATTTTACGGCAAGCCATTTTGTGAATTAACATATAATCAAATAAGATTAATTGTATATACTAGAGTATTTAAAAATATATTTGATACAAATGAAAATATACCAGACAATATAAGAAAAGATCCTGCGAAATTATTAGAATTTGGAAGCAGCTCAAAAGAAGAAAGAGACAAAACTAAACAAAAATTATCTCAAGGTAGCGCAGGAACTTTAGTTGGCGCAAAAGAAGAAGATTATGAATATCTTGGAATAGAGCGGCCAAAAGGAGGAGTTAGCCTTCACGAAGAAGCCAAGAAAAAAGGAGGCACATTAAATATGGAAGATTTAATGAAATTACATGGCGTAGGATAATTTTAGTGTATTACTACCTTATAACGGAATAAGGTAAATATGTCTATAAATCTCAACGTATCAGGTAACACTCAGCCGCTTGAAGCGGCTGTTCAAGCTGCTGTAAATAGGATTCGCAGAAATCCTATAAAAATCACCGTCGACGATAAAGGAGCTACTCAACCGCTTGGCAACATGAAGCGTGGAGCTGATGAATTTACCAAGTCGATGGAAGCTGCTAATGCTCGTATCATAGCTTTCGGAGCAAGTATGGCAATTATAAATGGAGTTGCTAATGCATTCAAGGCTGTTGTTAAAAATGTAGTTGAGGTTGAAAAATCTCTTGCAGATATCAATGTAGTTATGGGTTTGAGCGCTCAAAAACTTGATCAATTTAGCGATGGATTATTTAAAGTGGCAAAAGAAACTGCGGCGAGCTTTGATATTGCCGCTGCTGCTGCAACAGAATATGCTCGTCAAGGTTTAAAGGTAGAAGAGACTTTAAAAAGAACCAAGGATGCTTTAATATTGACTCGATTAACTGGTATGGATTCCGCAAATGCTGTTAAAGCTTTGACTGCGGCAATGAATACATACGGAGATCAAATAAAAGATACCACTCAATTGGTAAGTAAATTTGCCGCAGTAGATGTTCAGTTCGCTGTTAGCGCTGAAGATTTCGCTGACGCTATTTCTAGAACTGGTCAAGCGGCAAAAAGCGCTGGAGTAGATATCGATGAACTTGTTGGTTTGGTTACCGCAGCTCAGCAACAAACTGCTCGAGGCGGTAAGGTAATTGGAAACTCGTTTAAAACAATTTTTACAAGAATTGGAAGAACTGATACCCTTAATCAATTAGAAAATTTAGGAATTGCGGTTAGGGATCTCGAGGGAAATACTCTTGGGGCAAAAAGAATATTAACTGATCTAGCTAATACTTTTGATCATTTAACTGAATCTCAAAAATCACAAATCGCTCAAACTGTTGGTGGCGTTTTCCAGATCAATGTACTTAAAGCCGTTCTTAGTGATGCCGCCAAACAAAATGGTATACTAGCAAATGCTACGCAAATTTCAGCCAGCGCAACTGATGAAGCAATACAGAAAAACGAACAACTCAGAAATACAATGGCCGCAATGGCTTCTGAAACAGGGTTGGCCTTAAAAGAAGTTAGTGCTCAAATCGGAGAAATCATGCTCGCGCCAGGCATGGAGAAAATTTTAAATATAGTGAAAAGTATGACCGAGGGTCTAGGAGATATGCTTGGAACCGGAGAAAATGCAGGTAGCGGATTTGCAAAAGGATTTTTAAAAGGTCTTGGAAATATTATTACTGGTCCAGGTTTGGTTGTGATGGTTGCTGTTTTTACTAAATTATTAGTTAAAGCAGTTCAATACGCAAGCCAAAGTTTAAATTCTTTGATCGGGGTAACAAGTGAGGCTCAAAAACAAAAAGCCATTCAGACTTCATTGGTTACATTGTTCGGACAAAACGCCGCATTAAATAAAGAAATGCTGCGAACCGATATTTCTCGAACAGAAAAAGAGAAAATAATTCTAGGCTTATTAAAGGCTCAGGTTGTAGAAGCTAATGTATTAAATACTATCGCGAGAAGCTCTGCGTCTAATTTATATAAACAGGGATATGGGCCAAACCTGTCTCCAAGAAGAGGTCGAGCAGACGGACATATTCCTAATTTTGCGCATCCAGAAAGGCAACAAGCCGCTCAAGGTGGATATGCTGCAGGAAGTATTCGTAGTATGAACATACCTGGCGAAGGCTCAGTCATATACAATAGCGCAGAAAAAGTTAAAAATTTTAAAGGACTAAGTCAACCCGCAATTATACCCCCAAGATCAAGTAAAGCTGGACAAAATTATCAACAAGCTTTCGCAAGCATGCATGGTTTTGATCCGTATGCTGCGGGTGGATATATACCTAATTTTTCATACCCGCCACCGGTTGTCACAAAAGGCGGCGTCGAAATGACGGCATTTCAAAAAGCTGCAGCTTCAAAACAATCAATCAACAAGGGAAAAGCGTCCAATTTAAAAGCCTTCGGGACAAATATTCATCTAAATAATGTAATGCGCTCCGCACCTAAAGATTACGGTGTTTTGCTGGGTATTGGAAAAGATGGAGGGCCTGCGCCTCAAAGATACCAGCAGCCCGTTAAAAGCCTATCTGGAGACAATAAGGGAATTTTGGCAGAGAAGACCGGCCTTAAGCCTGATGATCTTGAAGCGTGGTCTAGAAGCAAAACCAAGGCTGGGAAATGGCCAAGCGTTTCGGTTGAATTACCAACTAACGCAATAATGCCTGTTAGCGGAGGCGATACCGATTCCCTTATAGAAAAAGAGGGATTAGAATCAATCAAGACGTCTATGTCGGGCGATTTAAATAAGGCTGTAAATAATTTATCAAAATTATTGGTAAAGCCACTTTTTAAGAGCGCAAATATTCAGGGAAACCCTTTTACTGAATATTCCAAAGATAACAAAGCCAACGATTTAATCGGAAATCTGGCCGAAATGGCAGTCAGGCACGGATTGGAAAGTGTGGCAAAATCAGACGCGGCTTCGAAAGAAGGGGAAGGAATGGGGGCCGCTTTTGATTTTACTGGTTCTCACGCAAAAGCAATAGGGGAAGTACTCTTTAGTAAAAAACAGATTAAAAAAGCTATTGAATTTAAATTAAGAAAAAGTACCGCTTTAGACGGAGGAATTCCGGGAAAAGTTTTAAGAGGACATGCAGGCGGTTATATTCCTAATTTTGCAGACCCATTATCAGATGCAATAGGTCGAGAAAGAGAAGCTGGAGTTCCTGTTTCAAAAATAAGAATTGGCTCTCATTCAGCGCTAATGAATAAAAGCAATCCGATTGGTCTGGGCGTAACAAATACAGACGACGAACCAAATGGATTGAAAGATGTATTTGGGGCTGCTAATGGATATGTGCCGAATTATGCGTTTCAACCTACAGACTTTAGAGGAGCTAGGGATCAGAAAACTGGCCGAATGCTTTCGACCAAAGATCTTTCCGCAGAGGCCAATAGAAAGCTAAAGATTTACATTGAAAAATTTAAAGAAGGCTCGATGAATCAACAGCAATTAAATAATGCTATAAAAGGCCTTTCTCAAAAAAGCAAAGATCAAGCCCATGCAACAAGCACGGTAACAAAAAAAACAAACGAAAGCATTGGCATTCTCAGTAGGTTAAACGCAATGAGAAATAGGGCAACCAGGTCTCTCGGGTTACAAAATGCAAATCAAAGATTCGCTAATACGGCTCCAGGCAAGGCTTTGGGCTCTACGGGGGGGCAGATGGCTCTTATGATGGGGCTTCCTATGGCTGCGGGCTTTTTGAAAGAGGCCGGAGCCGGTCAACAATATACTGGAGCGCTTGAGGGCGCTGGTAGCGGAGCAGCAATGGGAATGATGTTTGGTCCACTGGGTACAGCTCTAGGGGCTGTTATTGGAGGTATATACGGATTCGTTGATGGACTGGATAAGGCTGAAGAAGCCGCACTTAAAGAAGCTTCCAGAAAAAGAAAAGAAGAGCTCCAGTCTTTCACTGGCTCGATGTCAATAATATCTCAAAAAATGGACCCAATGCAAAAAGTTTCTTCAATGGGTTTATCTGAGTCAATATTTTCCAAAAACGAAAAAATAAAAAATATGAATGCTATCGAGGCTTTTGAGGCTTTTAATATAGCTTCCAGCTCTGGCCCTAAGGTGGGAGAGGAAATTAAAAATTTTGGAAAAGAAATGGGTATTGATCAGGCTGAGTTGAGAAAAGCATTCAGGGGAAAAGAATTTCAAAAATTTCAAAAAGATCTTCTCGCCGGTTCCTTAGCGGGCAGAGAGGGCGAGGTTTTTACGGATAAAAAGATTCTCTCGGGCTTTGGAATAAAAGGTGCATCTGCAACAGGTTCACAAATTATAGATCAAATTAAATCGATGGAGCTCGGTGGGGCTGGAAGTCCGGAGCAGAAGAAAATAGATAAGGCTATAGAATTAATTAGCGAAGACCTACTCAAACAAAGGAAGGCGTTAGTCGACCAATCCGAAGGTATTATTATTCAACTAGATCTTCAAAAAGCTCAAATGGCCGCCCAAAAAGCCGCATCCATGAAGCAACTCGAGATAAAAGAGACCTATTCGAAGATTTCTGACAACTTAAAATTTGAAGAAAAATTAATGGGCAGCCTGATGACCGATCAACAAAAAGCTCAAAACAAATACCTACAAGCAATAAATAAAGCCGAAGAAGCATACGCTAACGCGGCAGCTTCTGCAGACACTCAATTAAGAACAGGTATATTAGCCGGAGTAAAGGACAATCAAAATATTCAATCTTTATTAAAAAAATCTTTGGGGATCGAAGAAGGAGGAACAATTCAAGACATTAGCGAGGAGGTTGGCTCATTAACCGGAAAGGAACTGTCTGAAAAGTTGAAGGAAATTGCGAAAGCTGAAGGTACACATAATACTATGCGTAAAGCTATAAACGAAATGCTTTCTTTAGAAATTACAAAAAGACAAGATATTTTAGATTTAGCGGAAGAAAATAAAGACATTTCCACAAGCCAAGCCGAAAGAGAGCAAAAAGTCAATAATATACTCGCAGGTCGATCTCAAATTATAAAAGATTTAGAAAGAAAAAACCGCATGTCTTCAGAAGGTATTCGATCTTCCCAGAAAATCCGAGGGTTTGCCGAACAAGTTGCTGCAGCAAGAAGGTTAAGTGCTGTAGGCCCAGGATACCAAACTGCTAGAGAGAGGGAAGATTTTGCGATGTCCGAGAAAGGATTTGGATTAGAATCTAAAATCACAACCCTCGAAGAAAATCGAAAAGACCAGCTCGCCAGATTGGGCGCAAAAAAGAAACGGAGTGAACTTGAACAAGAAAGGTTCGAGGGTATGAAGAGTGGTGCAATAGCACTAGAAAGCGACGATGATTGGAAAGAGTATGATGCGCTTTTAAATTCGCAAGAAGAAAGAAAGAAAAACCTAGAAGAAATCGAACAAAAAATAAAAAACATAACCGAAGAAACAAACAAAGAAATAGATAGCGCAAAAAAACTTTTAGAACTAGAAAAAGAAAGATTAGAGGAAAAAAGAAAATACGAAACTGGACCTGGGGCATTTGGCAGGGGAGCTGGCGACGCTCAGAAGAAAATTGTCGAGCAAGCCGAAACGATGGAATATAGACTTGGAAATGAATTAACAAATCAATTTAGAAACGGACTTGTTGACGGCATGCAAGCCGCAATAAATAAAGCCGACGACCTGAGTGATGTTATGAACAACATTGCAATGAATTTTCTCGGAGCAATTCAAAAAGCATATCTTGGAAAAGCCGCAGATGCAATCGTTGGAGCTTTGCCATTTTCTAGCGGAGGAGGGGTAAGAAAATATTCTCGAGGCGGAGGAGTTCCCGCTATGGTAACCAATGGAGAATATGTGATGGGTCGCGATGCCGTTAATAGATACGGTGGAGGGTTTATGCATAGTCTTAATGCGGGCGGTAAACTTCCAGGCTATTCTACTGGAGGAGGACCAAAACCAGGATCTGCACTCGCTGCGAATTTTGGAGGAGGAGAAGGTTACAATACAGGAAGAAGATATCAAGGGCAACCAATGTCTGGATTCTTCTATAGTGGACAAGCTGGTAATGTAGGCCTTCAAGAAGATACTCAATATACAAAAGGCATCATTCAAGAAAGAATGCGAAAAGCAGCAGAGAAAAAAGCCAAAAAAAGAGCTTTAATGCAACAATTAATCGGCACTGCTTTGAGCGTAGGGTTAGGAAGTATCGTTTCCTCTGGCCTTGAGGGTCTTGCTGAATCTGGAGCGCTAGGAGAAGGAGCAATGCTCGATTCTTGGGGTAAATCTTCTGGCATAGACTCCGCCGCAGTAAATCAGACAATGCTAGAAACCGGCATGTCAAGAACCGAGGCGATGGGTATAAATCAACCCTTTAAAAACAACTATGATTATGGTGCACTCATTGAGGACAGAGGTTTTAAAGCTGCTTATAGAGGAGGAAAGATAAATGGTTATGCCAGTGGCGGTCATATATCTGGCAAGTCTGGAATCGATCAAATTCCAGCAATGCTCAGCGAGGGAGAATATGTTATTCGTGCAAGTAGTGCTCGCCAGCTTGGCAAGCCAATGCTTGATCGAATAAATGCAGGAAAATTTAATGATGGCGGAGCAGTAACTCCATTAATAGAAAATTCAGAAACTGGAACTTCTGGAGGAAATACAAATAATATTAACATAACCGTTAATATGGAAAAGGGCAAAGGCAAGTCTGAAGAAAATGATTCTTCTGGATCTGGAGGAGCTAATCCAAAAGACTCCTCAGAGGAAGAAAATAAAAATTCTCTGTTGGCAGAAAAAATTCGAGATCAAATTGTTTCTGTGATTATGGAAGAGCAAAGACCCGGTGGCTTGCTAGGCGACTAATTATGAGCTTTTCAAACTACGAGCAGACTGTAGTTGTTAATGATATTGCATTATCTGGCGTAACAAATGTAAATGGAAGTTACGGAATCAGTGAAAGGCCCATAAGGGTAGCTGGCGTTGGTTTTATAGACGCTTTTGTTGATGCTCCTTTAGAAGGTAATTTCACGATATCAAGAAAAATGGTCAGCCGAGACCCGATACTCGACTTGAATGTTCTTGGTCAATATAATTACGACGAAAATGAAATTAGCGGATCAATTTTATATGATAATTCAACAAAAGGTTTTGGTTTTACAAAAGGCAGGGTAACTAGATATTCTGTTAATTGTACGGTTGGAGATTTACCTGATGTTCAAACTGATATAACTGTTTTTGGTGATTTGGGTAGTGGAATATTAATTCAGCAGCCAAGCAAGAGTCATCCTCCTATACAATTTACTGATCAAGCTAGTATAGTTATAAGGGTTAGCGATTTTTCTATTGATGCGGTAACAGATTTTAGCTATAGTAGATCTTTGAATTTACAGCCAATGTATGCAATTCCCAAGGGAACCGAAGCTGAATGGTCTGCAGATAGTAAAACTCAATATACAAATCACGATCCAATTCAAATCGATACAATATATCCAATTGAAACAGATATTAATTTTACAATGATTGCAGATGAATATCAAGTCAGACAAACAAAGGATCGTTTGAGAGCTGCTCCTGAAAGTGATGTTGTTATAGAAATAAAAGATTCTAAAACAAAACAAATTATAAATTCTTTTACTGGTGTTAAAGCTAGATTAATAAGTGAATCGAGTACATCGTCAGTCGAAGGAGAAATGAGTATATCTTTAACTTATAAAGGATATGAAACTCTGCATAATCCAGTAATATGAGCAAGCCATTTTTAAGATTTGAAGACGGTAAAATTTCTTTAGGCGGAAAAGATTTGATGGTTCAGTCTGCGAATTTATCAATGAGTCCGTCGCTGCAACCAGAACGAGTATATGGAGAATTTGATATAAATATAGTTGGTTCAAAAACAGAGTTTGTAAATTTCGCGGCCAACGCAGGAATAAAAGGTAAGCTAGATATTTCATTTGTAATTACTGCAGAATTTTTTAAACAAAATAATACAACAAATAATATTGATAGATTGTTTGAAATAAAAGATGGCATGCGCGAAGATCCTATTGATGGAAATATAGTTGGTCGTTATTTATTTGATAATATGTATTTAACTAATTTTAGTTTTAGTATTTCTCCATTTAAAGTTATACAAGCTAATGCAAGTTATGATATATATGGCACAATATTAAAAACAATCGATAGAAGATTTCAGGAATTGAGTATTGATCCAGCTCACGGCCTTAAATCATTTGGCGAAATAAAAGCAAGTAATACAAATATGGACACTGCAAATAAAAAACAATTTGAGGTATCTAAATTAGATTATAATATAGTAGTGGGCAGACAAGTACATAATCATATAAAAGACGGAGAACATACTTCAATAAATACCACTCCAAATGGAGTTGTGCCTGTTCGTGTTTCAATCGAAAATATTGAAGCAGAAATGAATATCGAGTCAAATGATATTATAAGAAATTTAAATGCAGACGGTAATTATCAACCAGGAACAACCAATCAAAGTTTACAAGATTCTACAATAGAAGCATTTCTTTATAGCTTGCAGGGAGAAAAAATAGCAAAATTTGCTTGCGTTGGTAAAGTGCAAAGTCAATCAATATCAATATCAGAAGGTTCTCATGCTAGGGGATCTATATCTGTAAAACAAATCATAAAGTAATGAGTTGGAACGGCTGGGGAAATAATTCAAGCACATCTAGCGAAGCTGTGGATATTGTATCTGAAAATTTATACGAAGGTCACATGGGCAACGTAATAAATTACAGCGGAGTTTTTCAAACAGGGGCTAATTATCAGCAATTCGATATCGCATTCTCTACAGGAAATAGGCGTTTTTATTATGCCAAGGAAAATATCACTTATGGCGGCGGCGTTTCAATATCAGATGATAAAAGATTTGCGCTTCTTCCTCACGAAGCTGGTCCAAATGCTCACTATATTATTGACACATTTAATAGACCTGATGATGTAAATGCTACTCTACAAGTGGGACATATTATTGATGTCTCTGGAACAACAGGAAATAATGATGGTCGTTATAAAATTCTTAATATAGAAAAAAATTATACCAGCACGACAGTCGATAATCTTACTGGCGCTGCAATAAAAATTTGGGGAACATCTCCTTCAAGCTATATAGAGAATTTTGAAACCACTGGAAGTCACGTAATTTCCCTTTCGACAATTAATGCGACTCCAGAATCTAATCCAGATCTCTGGAGCTCGAATCATTTCTTTTTTGACGCAGACTATGGTTCTTCTGTTAATTTTAAGGCAAATAATGTTCGCCATGAATATGGAAATGGTTATTACATACTTCAGCCAAGGGGTATAAACTCTTTAACTTTTGAGGCAAGTCTAAAATTTAATAATAGAACAAACAGGGAAGCGAATGCTATTGTTCATTTTGTCGAAAATCATCTGGGTCAATTAGAAGTTGATTCTAGTTCTCCTAATTTAAAGTACAAGCAAGGGATATCAGGATTCCGATGGGACGGAAACGCAATGTTCAATCCGTATCGATCTGTAGAAAATGAGTCTAAAACTTTTTACTGCACCGACTTCAACCATTCTTTAAATTTTGAAAATAGCAATAATGTTGACCTTGTTTTAAGAAATTTAGATACATCTATTTTAAGAAAATCTGAGCAATTATATATTAGAAAAGCGGACACTTATGATGATACAGTTTTTTACGAGAAAAATGATGTTGCATTTTATACAGGAAATCACGAGTATTATTACTGGCATAGTGATGCAAGTTCTAGCAATAAAGATCCCGCAGAAATAAAAAACGATTTTAATGAAAGAGAAAATTATTCTCAAGATTTAAATACTGGATATTGGACAAGAGATTTTTTCTGGAAACCTTCTTTGTCTTTAAATATATCCAACAAGCCTAGAATGAATGAGATTACTGTTGGTGGCGGTTATACCCAAATATATTCAGATGGAATAAATGAAAATTTACTAAATTTAGATTTACAGTTTAATAACAGAAGTGATGAGGAGGCTTATGCTATACTTCACTTTCTTGAGCAAAAATTGGGCCACAAGCCTTTTAATTTTACTCCTCCTGCGCCCTATAATCGTAAGAAGAATTTTGTATGCGAAGATTGGAGCCACACTTATAACTATAAAGACAACCATAGTATATCCGCGAAATTTCAAGAGTTTCCTTTTAACTTAGAGGCCGAAGATTATACGAACCTAGAGACTGACCCTGAGCTCGCAGAGGGTGAGTTGATATTTTCTTCCCCCGTTTCTTTTTCTTTGCAGGATGAAGGTGAAAGAATTATTCCTGGAGAAAAGGGAAAGGCGCGAATTAAATTTAAAAATATTGGCGATACTCCCGTGCAATTATATCACGCAGAGGCAATAGAAAGAACAATCGGCACTTTTGATATATTAGGTCAATCGAATTCAAACGTTCCTTTTGTTCCTTATGATTTAGATAAAGAAGATTATATTTATACGTTGCCAAATGTAAATTTCCCTTTTAATCTCGCAGGAAAAACAATAAAGCTTAGTAAATCATATACCCCTGGCATAAGCGATGGTGGGCAAATGTTTACCGTGGTTACTGGCTCCGCTGGAAACTATAAGCCAGAACAAGTTAACGGTGTTTCAAACTCTTTTTTTCAAAACAATCGCGGGCAAATAAAATCAGGAATAAATGAAAATATAAATACATTATATCAAGATTCAGATTATTATGTTGTAGAAGATTTTTTTAGACAAAATACAAAATCTACGATTGAGGGAGGCGAAGAAGGTTATATTGATGTAGAATTTGGAGACATAAGTAAAACAAGTACATATGTAAATTTACGAAGTAACTCCGATTCTATCATCGATGCAAATGGTAATAATATCGTAGTGGATTTAACAAATAGATATTTTTATGCAGACTTAAGGGTTCAAAGTTCAACTCGGTACAGTCCACAAGTCGGAGAATTAAGAGTTTTCATTTCCTCAACAAAATAAATTATGGCAAAAGCACAGGCAAATTTTAATCAACAATTAGTATCTTTAACTCCAGATACTTTAATAGATATGTACGAAATAGATTTCAGCCATTTACAAAGCAACTTTGAAATGTTAAAGGATCTATTTGGACTAAACTTGGGGGCAGATACAGTGTATAGATTTTGCCCCATGAAAAATTCTTCAAACCCTGTTTACTGGCAGGGTAATGCGTATCAACCTTTGCCCGTAAAAATGGAAGGTTTTGAGCAACAATCTGACGGAAGACTTCCTCGACCAAAAATATCGATAGCAAATCCAGAGGGAATTTTGTCTAAAATAGTAAGGTCAAATAATGACTTTTCTAATTGCAAAATTACCAGAAAAAGAACATTTGCTAGGTTTTTAGATGACGATAATTTTCAAAATAGAAATTTAAATGAAAAGGGCAAAAATCCTTTTGGCGAAGCAGATCCAGACTCTCATTATCCAGATGATGTGTATTACATCAATAAAAAAACTGCCGAAAATAAAGACGCGATCGTCTTCGAATTGGTTTCCGCCCTTGAGTTAGAAGGCTCTGACGTTCCTGCTCGTGTAGTATTTTCTAGCTTTTGTTCTTGGACTTATAGGTGTTCTATAGGTTGTGGTTACAAAGGTTTGGCTATAGAAACTGCAGAAGGAAAAGATTTGAAAAACTATAACACTTCGCCTTATCCAAACGGGGTGAAAGATATTCCTGAGTGGAGCAGGTATGGAAAAGATGGAAATGAAAATATTCCAACTGGTTACAGCAAGGGGGATTTAATAAAAATAACCCCAAGAAATTCGACCAATCCTTATAAGTCAACCGAAACAGTATTTTTATGTTTAGAAAATCACGCAATCGCAAGCGATCATCATCCATTTTTAGACAGCATCTTTTGGGCGAAAGATTCGTGTCAGAAAACGGTGGATTCTTGTAAAAAAAGGTTTAGTTCTAGTATAAATATTCCTGGATCATCAGGTCAAAAATTCTCGGATCCAAATGTTCCTTCTCCTGATGCGCTGTATTCTAAGGCAGATCAAACTTATCCGGGGTTAAGATTTGGAGGTTTCATTGGAACAGAAAGATATCCTATTCAATAAAGAATTATTAAATATAATTCGAAAATACTCAGAAGCAAGCAGAGAACAAGAGACTTGCGGTTTGGTAATTGAGGCAGAAAATAATTGCGAATTTCTTGCGTGTCAAAATTTAAGCGAAAATCCTTGTCATCATTTTAAAATAGATCCAAAAATTTTTATAGAAAATAAAGTATTATATGTTTATCATTCTCATGTGAATTGTTCTGCGAATCCTTCTAATATGGATATGTTATATTCTAATGAATTATGCATTCCTTTTTTAATATATAGTATAAGAGATGATGAGTTTAAAATATATAAAAATATAAGTGTATAAAATATATAAGGTTTAAGGAAAAGTGAAAACGGTATATTTATATGGAAGGCTTGGAGAGCGCTTTGGAAAAAAGTGGCATTTGAATGTGCGATCTACTCAAGAAGCTTTTTGCGCATTAACTTCTAATTGCGATGGATTTTTAGAATATCTAATTGATACAGAAAAAAATGGAACACAATATGTTATATTAAATAAAAACCCTTCAAAAATAAAATCAGAATCTGATTTAAAAAAGTCTTTTGTTAGTGAAAAAACTTTTCAACTAAGAGGCAAAAATAAAGAAATACATATTATTCCAGAAATTCAAGGAGGTGAACCTATTACTGCAGCTTTTATGATAGTAAAGGCGTTTATGGCAAAAGGTATTATTGCTAAAATAATTGTTGCGGTTGCTGTGTCATTTGTTGTCGGGGCAATTATGAAAGCTTTATTTAAACCCCCCGAAAGAAAAGATCCGACTACAACAAAATCTTATTTATTGCAGGGAGCCAAAAATAGGCAGTCTCAAGGAGTTTCTGTTCCCTTGGGTTACGGAAGACTGAAAATTGGGTCTACTAATGTATCTCAAAATAAATCCACAAAAAGAGCATTGAATTCTAGCAATTCAAACAGCTTAGAATCTTTTACGGAAATAGAATTTTTAGATTTACTCGCAGAGGGTCCGATAGAGGGCTTTGTTAATCAAAATGGCGCATTGTTAAATGATTCCGAAGGAATTAAAGAAGGAGTTTTTTTAAATAATGTTCCCATTGCAAACACTCCTCAATCTAAAGATGAAGAACCTACGTTAAATTATATTTTAAACGAAGATGGAGAGGCTCCAGAGTTTCAAGTTGGCGAAGAGGGAAGTTCTAAAATTATTTGCCCATCTTCTTCTTTTGTTATCGACTATAACGTTGTGTTATATGGGGCCGGACCTTATACCGAAAACGGCAACGAGCCAAGAGATACTGCAGCTCAATATAGACCAACGATAAAGGGCGCCAAGGAAAACGGGGCAAAGCTAGCGTCTCACTTTGTGTCAAATAAAAATATATCAAAAATTACTGCAGAATTTAATGCTTCACTCGCTATTCAAAATGACGACGGTTCCACTAGCGAAAACAATGTTAAGTTTGCTATTTTAATAGAAAAAGATCACCAAGAGAAAAATGTGCTTGATTCTGGCTCCCAGTGTGTCGTAACTTTACCCAGAAACTCATCCGATAACTTGACAAAAGTTATTCCGGAAACTGGGGGGGGCGGCTATTTTTTACTAAAAGGTATTGCTACTGGAGTTTATGCTTTTGATATTCAAATAGAATTTAAAAGACCAAATATAACATCCAAAGGGGTGACTTTTAAATTTATAAAATTATCTGATGAATATGACCCCTCCGCAAAAGGGGGCGCTGCTGGAGGCATAGGTAGATCAAGGGATTTAAAGTTAGTGTCTGTCTGTGAGCATATCGAGGAGCCTTTTTTGTATCCTCATAGCGCTTTGTGCAAGATAAAGTTTGATAGTAAAAATTTTTCAAGCTTACCCGAAAGATCTTATCATGTTAAGCTAAAAAAGGTTTTAATTCCTTCAAATTATGACCCTGCATCTAGAAAATATAACGGGCCTTGGGATGGTCTTTTTAAGGGTCAGGCTGATTCTTTATCTTCTGTGCATTCTATATCTGATAGGGATAAATTTTGGACAGACAATCCCGCTTGGGTATTTTACGATTTGCTATATAATGCTAGATATGGCGTGGGCAGATACGGGCTCGATGAAGACGATATAGATAAGTGGCAATTGTATAA